GTTACGGAGAAGGTTCACCAACCAACCCGCTGGAGTATGAGCGCGAAGCATCTAGCGGCAACGGTGGTGGTATTGAAACGCTGTGGACTCGCAAAACCTGGTTGCTTCACCCGCTGGGCTACAGCTTCACCAGCGCAGTCATCACTGGTAACGGAACGGAAACAATCGCCCGCTCTGCATCATGGCAGGATCTGGCTAACGCAACTAACTGGAATCGCGTGGTTGAGCGTAAGCATGTTCCTATTGCCTTCCTGGTAACTGGTGTTGGCGCATAATAACCCAGGGCGCGAAAGCGCCCTTGTTCATTGAGGTGATTCATGGCTAAAACAGGTAAAGGCTTGCCGCGTAGTCTGGCGGGCGCAGAGATTAGCGCAGCATGGGATGATGTGACTGGCAAGCCAGCGACATTCACGCCTACGGTTGGCACAACTGCAACTACGGCGATGGCTGGAAATAAAGTTCCAACTTCTACGCAGCGTGGCGGAGTGCTTTTACAGGCTGCGCAGCCAGATGTTGCTGCAGCTCCGACTATGGCTGAATTTAACTCCTTGCTAGCGAAGCTTCGCTCCGCTGGCATTCTTACAGCTTAAATGAGGATTAAAAAATGGTAGACGTAATCAAACGCCGCACCACCGGGTTAGATGATGTAAATGACGATGGTCAGGTTGAAGTGGTAATGGTGAATATCTCGCCAGCATCATTCTCTACTGGCCTGCCAGACACCACCGCTGTGACTGCTGGTCAGACGATGACCCTGACTGTTGTAGCTACTGGCGGCTCAGCACCGTACAGCTATCAGTGGTACAAGAACAACAATGAGATCGCAGGTGCAACCAGCGCCAGCTACGTTAAAGCGTCTGCTGCGGCGGCTGACTCTGGCACCTATAAGGTTGTTCTGCACGATGACTATGGCAACATCGTTTCAGACAGCACTGTGGTAACAGTATCCTGATAACAAGCGGCCTTCGGGCCGCTATTTAGAGGTGCGTGATGGCCGACAATTATGTTGTGCGAGAAAAGTATACGGGAATGCAGGAAGTTGACGGCATGATTATTCCCGTGCGTGGTAATGTGCCTGCTGAAGAACTGGTTCAGACTTCGCCAGAAGATGAGGGCGCTGTTCGCAACGGCGGCGGTAAGCGAGGTCGCAAACGGCAGGAGTCACCACAATGCTGATCGTAGAAGATGGCTCAATCTTACCTTTTGCCGATTCGTTTATCAGCCTGTCTGACGCCAGAGCACTGGCCGATAAATTTGGCTGGTCGTTGCCAGCAGATGACACAGAGGCTGAGGCGGCACTGAGAAACGGTGCCATGTATGTTGGCCTGCAAGAGTCTTCTTTTTGCGGCAGTCGGGTCTCTGCAAGTCAGTCACTATCATTCCCTCGTACTGGCTTAAGCCTTTATGGCTTCCCTGTGCCAATAGACACAATACCGCAGCAGGTTATCCTGGCGCAGATTGCCGCAGGTGTAGAGTACGGTAAGGGTTCAGATGTTCGCGGCACAACTGATGGCAGGATCACCACCATGGAGCGCGTAGAGGGTGCAGTTACCGTTCAGTATGCAGATAATGGCGTGACGGGTTCTACTCTAACCATCACGGCAGCAATGGATGCTCTGCGGCCTCTATTCTGTGGTGGCAATAACGGTTTCCAGTTTCGGGTAAACAGAGGCTGACATGGCAAAAACTAAAAGCGAGATGTTTACGCTTATCGGCACAAACCTGCCGGATAACACTTCAGGGGCGATCACTCCAGAGAAGGTAAGGGAAGTATTCACGCAGATGGCAGACTCCGCACTTTACGCCGCAGCAGGAGTGAAGGAAGTAGAGCTATTGCGTGCTCCTTCGATTGTCGCGCAGGCACCTACTGCAGTTGACACACCTCTCCAGCTGGTTTTCGGCGCAGCGCAGAAATCAGCTTCAGATCCGGTGATGATAAATGCCGCTGGTCTGGTAACTTTCAACACCGCAGGTAACTATGCTGTGCGTGTAAAGTTGCAGTGTGGTCGAACCGGGGCCACAGGAACATCAATCCTGCTTAGTCGCCTGCTGCTGAGCGGGACGCAAATCGGCTCAACTGCCTGCGTTAAACTCACGCAGACAGACGCAACGACACCTACTGAATCTCGCGTCATTATGAACCCAACAGCAGGTCAAACACTTGCTGTCCAGATTATGCGAGATAGCGCGGGATCTAACTTCGGCGGAGTATATCAGCAGGCTGCAACTGTTACGGCATGGGGTACAGCGCCATCGGCTTTGCTGGTCATATCTCGACTGGAGCCAGTCTGATGAGCACAGCATTCAGTAAAAGCATGCAGGGTGTTGGCACAAGGCTGCTGACTAAGTACGGCAGCACCGTTAACCTGGTGCGAGCTGGCGAAAAGTTGTGGGATGCCGAAGAGGGTGAGTACATTCAGCAGCCAGATACTACCATCGCATTAAAGGCCGTACCTGTCCCTGTCAATGCCAGCCTGGTTGATGGCACAACCATTCAGGCCGGAGATATGATCGTGAAGGCTGATTACTCCGTCATCCCATCGATGGAGGATAAGGTTGAGTTCTCTGGCGAACAGTGGTCAGTAGTTGGCATTGAGAAGAAGATAGTTAATGATGATGTTGTTGCTTATTTTATCCAGGTGAGGAAATAGCATGGCCGGATTCTCTCTTGATGTTTCAGCGTTCTGTGAGAAAGCAAAGAAGAATCCAGAGACGGTTATGCGTGCTGTTTCTATAAAGCTTTTCAGTGCGATCATAAAAGGAAGCCCGGTTGATACTGGCAGGTTTCGCATGAACTGGCAGGCTTCAGGATCATCGCCAGCTTCAGGAACCATCCCGGGAACAGATGTAAGTGGAGATAAGGCATCATCAGATGCTGCAAACTTCATTACCGCTACTGCTGACTGGCAGGAGCTTACTCTAACTAATAACCTGCCATACGCTGAAGTTCTTGAGTTTGGCGGTTATCCAGGGGATGGGCCGAATACAATTGGTGGATATTCAAAGCAAGCGCCAGCTGGCATGGTTCGTGTTAATATAACCCGATTCAATACGCTGCTTAATGAAGAGGCTGCGAAGGTAAAATGACCTATTACGAAGATCTGACAAAAGCCTTTGATATTGCGCTGATGTCATTTGGAGCAACAAATAACATCAAGGTGTGTCTTGAGAATATCGATGCGCCTACCAGCACGGCAACGCCATATCTAGCCAGCTTTATGCTACTGGCTAACACTGAACAGGCCGATCTTGGCTTCAATGAGCAGCGTGCTGGCGTATACCAGGTAGACATCAATTACGCATCAGCAAAAGGTAGTGCGCCAGTTAACAAAATGGCTGATCTTCTTAATTATGCTTTTCGTGCAGGAACAACACGCACTAGAAACAATATCTGCGCCGAAGTACAATCAGTAAGCCTGGGGCCGCTCATTGTACAAAACGGATGGGCGACCCGCCCACTGTCTATTAATTTTATTGCATTTACTGAGAGGTTATAAAATGGCTGGCTTACAACCGTACAAGGGCGCGACAACCGCTCAGTTTTACGTTGAAGAGGTTAACCCAGGGGTTACGCCTACTTCTCCGGCATGGAAACCGTTGCGCAATACTGGTGGCATTCCTGCGGTGACTCGCGATGCACTGGTTTCTAATGAGCTTGATGGCGGTCGTGAGACCTCATCAATCCGCACAGGTAACCGTCAGGTTGCAGGTGAATACGCGATTGAGCTTAGTTCTGAGTCGCAGGATGATCTGCTTGCCGGAGCCATGACAAGCGAGTGGGTAGATGGGGAGACCATTTCTGGCCTGACCATTGATGTCTCTGCATCAGCGAAGACATTCACCCGCGACACTGGCAGCTTCATTACTGACGGCGTTGAAGTTGGCGATCTGATTTATTTCCCTGGCCTGACTGGCGACAATGCAAAGCCTTTCTTTGCTACCACCGTAACTGCGCTGGTTATCACTGGTGCTGGCATTGCGCATACGCTGACGAATGAAACTGATGTGGCGACAGCTCTGACCACGGCAGATAAGTTAGGCACCGGGAACCTGTGTAAGACCTTCTCTATCCTGACATGGATGAAGGGCCGTTGTGGTGGCGCTGACAGCTTCATCGTTACTCGCGGCGTTGAGTTCTCTGGATTCTCTATTGAGCAGGCTGTTAACGCCATGGTTACTGGGTCATTCCCGTTCATCGGGCTTAGCCAGGAAATCCTTACCGCATTACCAGCTGGATCTACCTTTAACTTCAGTTTCGATGCTCAGCCGTTTGCCAGCGTTGATGTTACTGCATTCGATGGCACCGCTAAGCTGGAGCTGATCGACACGTTCACCATCACGAATGACAACGGGACATCAGCACAGTTTGCACTTGGCGATGCATCGGTTGCCTTCGTTGAGCGCGGTCGCGCAGCAAACACCTTCAGCCTTGCAGGGAAGTTGTATGATACAGTGCTGCTGGATAAGTTCCTGAACGAAACCCAGGTTGAACTAAGTTCGATCATGAGTGGTCCTGATGGCGCGATGTCGTTCACACTCAAGCGTGCGCAGTTCACAGCAGCAACGCCTGAGATCGGCGGCCCTGAGTCAATCACGCTGAGCATTGAAGGTCAGGCAACGGGTACGCCTATGCAGTCTTCCATTGTGATTCAGCGAATCACTTACCCGTAACAGAATTGCCGTGGATAGGTTCGCAACCGACAAGGCGACTGGTTATCGCCTTCCACGGCATCACCAAACCAATAACCCTTTAACCACAGGATGAAATATGAGCAACAAGAAAACAGGCACTACTGGCGGCAACTTCGAACAGGCTGTGAATGATCTCGCCAAAGGGGCAAAGCCACGCCTTAAACTCTCTGATTTCTACTTCGCCGACAAGCACGCAGCTGGTTCTAAGATGCCAATCCAGCTGCCATCTGGCGAAGACTCTGGAGAGTGGTTACAGGTGCGCGGCCCTGACTGCGATGATTCAGTGAAGGCAAGCCGTGCTTTCACTAGGGCACTGTTTGCCGTTGATGACCAGCT